GAAGAAAATATAAATCCTTTATTACCTTATGAAGGGGATATTATGATAGAAGGTAGATTTGGTCAATCTATAAGATTTGGCTCCACTATAGATAATACTAAAGTTTCTACTCCTAATAGATGGAGTAATGAAGGAATTTTAGGGGACCCTATTACAATTATTAGAAATGGTCAAGCATTTAACCCCCAAAACGAAAATGGTGTTCATATAACAGAAGATATGGATGAGGATGATTCAAGTATCTATTTGTGTTCTAACCAACAATTAACTGATTTTAGACCAGCTTCTACTTATGATGAGTCATATGGACATGATATTTTTAAAGAACCACCAAAACAAGAACCAAATATATCTAATAATAGAATGGATTCTGAAGTAAAAGAAGACGTAGTACTTACATCCCCAAGTAATCTTCCAGCAGAAGAATTACAAATTATAGAAGAACCTGTACCAATAAAAGAAACAGATTATTCAAGTAATGATATAGCTGAAAAAGAAGACCAAGCATTTTCTAGTAAGGACGAAGTACAATTAGGTCCAAATCAAGTAGTACCAGATAATATAACTGATGCAGACTTAAATGAAGAATTTACTGGGGTGGGTACACCAAACCCTGATCAACCAACTTATACACCTTAAAATATTATGGCTTTTAAATTAATACATAACATAGTAAGCAAATTAGCAGATACAAATGGTATAAATAATTTCCCAGGAGTAGATAAAACCCCAGATAATAATTTATCTTATAATTTTATAACTAATAATATACGTTCTTTACATGAAAATTGTATAAATTTAATACTTGCAGATTTTCCAGATTTAATTATAGCTTCAGCATATAGATGTAAAAAATTAAATAAACTTTTAGGAGGAACAGAAAACTCACAACATGTATATGGATATGCTGCTGATATAATAACTCCAAATCATCCTTCTTCTTTATTATGGAATTGGTGTTATCAAAATTTACCTAGATGGAATCAATTAATATGGGAATATCCTGAAAGAGGAAACTATAATGGGGGAGCCACTCCTAAATGTTCATGGGTCCATATTTCTTATATAGAAGGGGATAATACTAAAAAAACATCCCTAGGAAGTAATCGTGAAGATTTACATGAAATGTATGCAGGAGAACTACAAACAAGAAAAGGAAAATACACACATACTATTAGTTTAGCAGATGAAAATTATTTATAATGACTTATATACCACAAGCACCAGGAACATATCAGGGAAATCAAGTATTAATAAACTCAAATAGATTAATATTTAATGCTAAAGAAGATAGTATTTTATTATTTTCAAAAAAAGCTATAGGATTTAGTACACAAGGAAGTTTCCATTTTGACACTGGCCCATTTGAAGATGAAAATAAATTTATAGTAAATTCCCCTAAAATATTTTTAGGTTTAGAATTTGATAATACTCTTCCTGAACAATCAGCTGTATTAGCTGATGATTTAATTGCATCTCTAATAGAAATATTAGACTTAATATCAAAAGTATATCAAGACATATGTTTTAATATTTCATATGTATCAACAAAACCACCAGCCAAAACAGGAATGAATATGCAAAATTATAATATATTACAATCTAGAATGCAAGATATAAACAGAGTAAAAGATACGTTTCAGGATTTTAAAAGTACAAATGTAAAATTAGTATAAAATGTCTACACAATCAGCAAGAAATATAGTAAGAACCCAACTAGATATGGCTATATCTAGAGCTAAATCTCGAATAAAAGAAGAGGGAAAGAAAAAAATAACTGAATTAAAAAAAGAAATCCCAACACCACAAGAATTAGCTAAAAAACTACTAGCAGATATAACTCCAGATACTTGTAGTGCTGAGGGGGTTGAAAAATTTAATAAAATATTTACTGATATTGAAAATAAACTAACAAATATATCAAATATAACCTCAACCGCTCTTGATACTTTAACTAAAATAGAAGAAAAATTAAATGATATTATAGACTCAGTTGAAGAAGGCCCTGTTGGTAAGTTAAACCAAATGATAACATCATTAAGACCCATAGTACAAGTATTACAATATGCTATAGTTTTATCAGCTTTATTATATGCAGCTAATTCAGGTCCCTCTGGTAGTGGTACAGCACAAGCTCAAATAGATGATACTAAACGAACAGCAGAATCAAAAGTAGGAGAATATCTTGCATTATTTACTATGATCCCCCTTATGATAGGTTTTTATATAAATGAAGCTAGAAAAACCACAATACCTTTAGTATTTTTAAAAAACAAACTACAATTTATAAAGGATATAGTAACAAAATTAAGACATTATATTTTAAGTTTATATCTTACGTTTGAAGAAGGATGTAATAATTTAACAACAGGAGGAAATAATAATGGAGGAGGTACTACAACCCCACCAGAACCAACAGAATTAGATAAATATTTAGCTTACTTAGCTGAACAATATGATGATGTATATCAACAACTATATGCCTCAGGAAACGCACTAGGCCTTCAAAGAATCTTTACATTAAAAGAAAATTTTGAAGAAAATTATAATATTAGTTTTAAAACTATAAATATTGTTGACCCAAATGATCCTACTCTTAATACTGGATCTCCAGGTTAATAAAATATTAATTAACTTAAAAAAAATTATATTTATAACAAAACAGTATATTAAAATATGAAAGCAAAAACATTTGAAAATTTACTTAGAAAAATAGTTAGAGAAGAAATTGATTATTCTTTACGAAGAGAAATTAAAACACTTAAAGAAGATCTACGTGATGAATTAAAACCAACTATTATAGAACATAAGGAGAGAATAGTTGAGGTTCCGAATACCCCTAAACCATCGATGGTTAATTCTTCTTTAAAAGAAAAAATAATGGGTAAAGAACCCCTAAAAAATAAAAAATTCAAAAAACAAAACTTTGTAGGGGATTCTACACTAAATGATTTATTAAATGAAACAGCTAGAGGAGATACAAATACACAGTCTGCTATGGCACCAATTAGCGACCCATTTAGTTCAGGAGCTCCAATGGAAACAACAGGTATGCCTACTGAGGTAGCAAAAGCTGTAACAAGAGACTATAGTGATTTAATGAAAGCAATTGATAAGAAAAAAGGAAAATAATATATGCCTATAATTAAAGGAATAAAAAGAATAAGCCCTTTAGATCTTAACAAAAATGTTACGATAGGGGTTGCTTTTCCTTTAGACGAACAAAACATGTTTAAAGGCACAGAAACTGTTAGAGATCAAAGTAAAGCTAATCTTATTAATCTTTTATTAACAAATCCTGGAGAAAGAATATTTTTACCTAAATATGGTATAGGAGTAAAAAGTCTTTTATTTGAACAACAAATAGATTTAGATTTATTAAAAGAAAGAATAAAAACACAAACAAACAGATACATATCAGGCATTAACATACAAGATGTAAAATCAGGATTATCAGAAGACGAACATACATTATTTTTAACTATAGTATATAAATCGTTATTAGATGGAAGCTTAGATAGTATACAATTAAATTTTAGATAATGGCTTATAATAAAATATTAAATACACCAAAAGAAAAAGAAGTTAAATATTTAAATAAAGATTTTAATTCCTTTAAAAACCAACTTATTGAATTTACTCAAACTTACTTTCCTGAGAACTTTAATGATTTTAGTGAAGGTAACCCAGGAATGATGTTTTTAGAAATGGCAGCATATGTAGGAGATGTTTTATCTTTTTACACAGATAACCAAATTCAAGAAACTTTTTTAGCTTTAGCAAATGATAAAGAAAATTTATATACTATGGCTTATGCTATGGGATATAAACCAAAAACAACAACAGCAGCTAGCGTAAACTTAGATATCTCACAATTAGTTCCTTCAAAAGAAATAGGAGGATCTTTTGAACCCGATTTTGATTATGCATTAAATGTAAGAACTAATTCTACTTTTAATTCAACTGAAGGGCCTACTTTTTATACTACTAAAGACGCAGATTTTACTTATTCTTCATCTTTAAGTACTATGAACGTAAGTATCTACCAATATGATGACTCTAATAATCCTGAATATTACTTACTTAAAAAAACAGTTCCTGCTATCTCAGCTGAAACTAAAACCCAAACGTTTGTTATAGGGGATATTGAAAAATTTAAAACATTAACATTATTTGATACTAATATCATATCAATAGAATCTATTAAAGACTCAGAGGGAAATACATATTATGAAGTACCTTATTTAGCTCAAGATACAATATTTGAATCAATAACAAATACAAAAGCAAATGATCCAGTTTTAGAACAATATAGTAATGAAACCCCCTACTTACTTAAATTAAAAAAAGTACCAAAAAGATTTATTACTAGAATAAAACCAAATCACCAAATAGAAATCCAATTTGGGGCAGGAATAAGTGATAAAGCTGATGAACAAATTATACCTAATCCGGATAATATAGGTTTAGGTATTAAAGACGGAAGAAATAAACTAGATACAGCTTATGACCCCTCAAATTTTTTATATACAAAAGCTTATGGACAAGCTCCTGCAAATACAACACTAACCGTAACTTATTTAGTAGGAGGAGGTTTAGGATCAAATGTAAATAGTAATACTATTACAAGGGTAGGTACTTTAGTTCTAAATAATAAAGTAAATTTAAACCCAGGCTTATTAAATTTTATAAAATCTACAGTAGCTTCTACTAATGTAGAAGCAGCAAAAGGAGGAGGAGCAGGAGATACTGTTGATGATGTAAGATTAAATACAATGGCTAATTTTTCAGCACAGCAAAGAACAGTAACAAGAGAAGATTATATAATAAGAACATTATCTATGCCTTCTCATTTAGGTAATATTTCCAAAGCCTATATAACTCAAGACGATCAAATATCTCCACTATCTACAGAACCAAATCGTATACCAAATCCTTTAGCTTTAAATTTATATACTTTAGGATATAATTCAGATAAAAAACTCACAACATTAAATACAGCTACAAAAACAAATTTAGCTACATATTTAGAACAATATAGAATGTTAACAGATGCAGTAAATATCAAAGATGCATTCATTATTAATCTTATTTTAGATTTTGAGATAACAACATTTAAAAACTATAATAATCAAAAAGTTATATTACAATGTATAACAGAACTTAAAAATTATTTTAATATAGATAAATGGCAAATAAATCAACCTATTATTATATCTGATATTAAAAACTTATTAGGGGCTGTAGATGGAGTCCAAACAGTAGAAACAGTTACGTTCACTAATAAAAGTGGAACCTTAGAAGGATATTCTCAGTATATTTACCCTATTGATTTAGCTCGTAGAAATGAAGTAATCTATCCTTCATTAGATCCAAGTATATTTGAAATAAAATACCCAGATAGCGATATTAGAGGACGTGTAATAACATATTAAAATGGCATATTATTTTTTATTCCCCGAAACAGACACAACATTATATAGTCATCCTGATAGATCAGAAATGAATGCAGGTAGTGATGAAATTCTTGAAATTGTAAAAGAAAGAGGATCAACAGATAGTGTTTTATATCCTTCTAGGATTTTAATAAAATTCAAAAACGAAGAAATAAAATCAGTAATTAGTGATATTATTACGTCTGATATCTATAATAATGAGATGGTAACTGCAAGTTTACAACTTACTGCAGCAGAACCTAAAAATTTAATATCTACATTAAATTTAGAATTATTTGCCCTATCTCAATCATGGGATGAAGGAACAGGAAGATTTTCAAATTTACCTACTAGTTCAAATGGGGCTAGTTGGAAATATAGAAACAACACAACTGTAGCTACAGAATGGATAACCTCAAGTTTTGGTGGGGGTTCTACAGGATCAATATCTTCTTCACTTATAACTCAAGGAGGAGGAGTATGGTATACAGGTAGTGGTTTTACAGCTACACAACAATTTTTAGTAGGAGATGTTTTAGATACAGATATTAATGTAACTAATATAGTAAATAAATTTAGTTCAAGTTTATTTGCTAGTGAAGGATATCCGGAAGGAATAGAAAATAATGGTTTTTTAATAAAAAAACCCCAAACAACAGAAATCAATACATCACATAGTTTTGGTGAGTTACAATATTTCTCTGTAGATACCCATACTATACATCCTCCTAAATTAACTTTTAAATGGGATGATAGTACTCATAACTATCAAGCTTCAGCCAGTTTAACAGGGGATTTAAATGTATCTTTATATAGAAATAAAGAAGAATATAATCAAAATGATATAGGAGTTTTTAGAATCCATGTAAGAGATAAATATCCTACAAGACAATTTGCTTCTTCTTCAAACTATTTAAATACGGGCTATTTTACCACATCTTCTTATTATAGTATAAGAGATGCCCACACAGAACAAGAAATCATCCCTTTTGATACTAATTTTACAAAAATCAGTGCAGATGATAATGGGATGTATTTTAAGATTTATATGAAAGGTCTCCAACCAGAAAGATATTATCGTATATTATTCAAACATGAAAATAACGAAAGTACAATCC